TTATGCAGTTTCCTCTCTTTTATATAAATTGGGTAATAGTTTATCAGATAGGGAATACCATATTTTTAAAGGTATTCCTTTTTCTTTAATAATAAATTCAATGTTAGTATTTTCATCAAAAGAAACATCATTGAGTAAAAGACGACATGCAAATTCATTAGCTTCTTTTTCTAATTTGTTTTTATAACAGTTTAATAAAAATGAAAAACTGATATCTTCATCATAATGTAATAAGTAATGTCCTAGCTCATGAGCTAGTAGGAAGTTTTCATATAATGGATTGATATTATTTTTTATATTAATATTTCCATGACCTTGAAACATAACAATACAAGAATCATGATGATTGAAAACATTATCAGTATAAAAAACTTCAATATTGTGATAGTCTAATAATTCTTTGACATTATCAGTATGATAAAAAGAAATTTGTTGATGAACAAGTTCTTGTATAGATATCATTTATTTCCTTCTTTTTGCTATCATTTTTAAAAATTCAGCAACATCATTAGCCATATCAATAATTTCTTCATCACTCATTACATCTAAATTATATCCACCATAATTAGCAACCATCTCTTGTCTTAAAATAAATTCTAATGCTTCATTGGCAGAAGTAAAAGGTCCAATATCATCATCACCAATAAGCTGAGCTTTTGTGCAATGAAATTCTTTAGCCATCTTTTCAATCATGTCAATTTTTGGTTCACTACGTCCTTTTTCCCAAGAAGAAACAGTTTTTCCACTAACGGATAATAATTCTCCTAATTCATCTTGAGTCCAATTATATTTTTCTCTATATTTTTTAATATTTGAATTAAGTATAGACATATCTATCACTCCTCTAACTCCAATATTATACCTTTAGAATAAAAAAATCAATATTTTATCTAAGAAACTTAGAATTTATATTGTAATTCTAAGAAACGTAGAGTAATATAATGATATAAATGGTAATATTCGCCAAATCTTAGGAAAGAGGATGAAATTATGAGATATACAAAGCAACAACAAGAAACTATAAAAATTATGAAAGAATATATGAAAACTATACGTCAATTAAAAAGAGAGAGATTTCATTTAATGGAAGAATATAATCAACTTCCATCCATATCATCACCAACATTAGAAGAAAATAAAGGAACTCCTATATCACAAATAACAAGAATGAATGATTATACTCAAAGAAGAGAACTATTATTAAAAAGAATAGAAATATTTAATCAATATATCGATCAATTTATGTTATATACTTTATTATTATCTACAAGACAAAGACAAATGATAAATGCCTATATGAATACATTAAGTTATGCAGAGATGGTAGAACAATTAGAAAATAAATATTATATAAGTATAAGTACATATAAAAGAGAATTACCAGAAATATGTTTGTCATTGTCACATATTTGTCATCATATAGAAATCCCAACATTTGATAAAATTAATGATGAATTTTATCAAATATATGTGAAAGATATGATATAATAAAGTTAAGAAAATGGGAGGATAAGTATTTTTATGAAAAAAATAATTGGTATTTGTTTGGGACTATTGTTAATGGTGACAATGATTGGATGTGGAGCATCTACAAAAGATTTAGGAGAGACTTTAAATGAGAAAAGTTACAATGTTGAAAAAATGGAATTCTTTGGAGATAAATTTCAAAGGCAAATAACTTTAAGAAAAGAGAGCGAAAAGGAATTTGTTATTGGATTTTATGGTAAAGATAATAATTTTCTTGGATATAAGTTTTATGGTGGAGATAATTCAGACAGTTATGGATATTCTTCTTCTGAATTAATTGATAATCTAAATGTAGATTCAGATGATGAACAGAAACCTTTACTTGAAAAATGGTTTGAAGATATGGAAACAAATGAAGAAGCATTAAAAGAATATTTTGTGAAAATTGGAAATGAAAAGAAATCAGTAGATGAAATCAAAGAACTTGTAAGTGATAAAAACTTTGATATTACGTTTAGATCTGAACCACTTTTAAAAGGATATGATGATGATATGTATCTTTATTCATCAAAGAGTAGTTTATATATTGATGCATACTTTAAGGATGGAAAATTATCTGCATTTATATTTGCTGATGGTATTATGGGAGCAAATGAACTTTTTGTTTGTGTTAATGATAAAGTGTTTAAAGATGAAGGACAAACTGCATATATATTATTTTTAAGTCAATTCAATATAACACATGAAGAATTTATGGATTTTATCCAAAGTACATATGAAAATCAAAAGGGAATGTCATAAGAGACATTCTTTTTTTTTACCCTTTTTTGAACCTATATTGAACCTAGTTATATCCGTTATATAAGTGTTAAGATGATAGTGTCAAGAAAAGGCAAAGAGTTTTTTCTTGATAAGAATCTAGATTCGAAATATAAAAAGAACATCACATAGATAACAAAACGTTATGATATTCATCTCATAAAGAGAAAGATGTTCAAGAACAATTAAATAAGGAGGTGTCTAATCAATGATAGATCATGAACAACAAGTTTTTACATTAGTTAATCAAGCTTTAAAAGAAAGATTTGAAAATCTTCAGATAACCAATCAAAAATTAAGATTTTATCAATCAACTTATCCAGTTATATCATTAGTACAAACAAATAATTATATCTTACAAGATAGTCGTACTTTTAATGAAAATGATATGAATATTGAAGAATATGAAATTGAAATTCAATCTGATAAAGATATGAATGAAATTAAAGAAATAATGAATGAAGTTGATAATGCTATGAAACAACTTGGATATATAAGAACATATAGTGGATTAGATACACAAGACAAAGAAACAGAATTAAAGAGATTAATGCAATATCAAACTGCATTATAGAAGGAGGAAAAAATTATGTCAAACATTGCTATGAGTACAGCAGGTGTTACAGTTAATTATGCTGTTGAAACTGTTGCAGGAACAAGACCAACAACAGGATTTATTCAAATCCCAAATATTAAAAGTGTACCAGAGATGAATCCATCTCCAGAAACATTAGAAACAACAGATTTAAGTCAAACTGAATTTAAAACATATGTTGAAGGATTAAAAGATCTAGGAGGAGCATTAGCTTTCTTAGCAAACTTTACAACAGATTTAGAAATGGCTTGGAATACATTAGTAGAAGCATATAAAACTGCTAAAGAAGAAGGAAAAGATGTATGGTTTGAAATCAAACATCCAGGATTAGAAAAATCAGTATTCTTTACTGGACAACCAAGTGCAATGGGATTACCAGCAATGGCTGTTAATAGTGTGTTAGAAACAAATTTATATATCACACCAACAAATGCACCAACTTGGTATACAAAATCAACAGCTGCTGAGTAGGAGGAAATAACGATGTCTAAAACAATACAATTTACATACCATGATGTAGATTATACATTAGAATATACAAGAAAAACATTAGAGAGAATGGAAGCAGATGGAATTGTTCTTGCAGACATGAATAAAAAGCCTATTACAATTCTACCTAAACTCTTTGAATATGGATTTTATGCACATCATAAACGTATAAAAAAAGCAGAAATAGAAGAAATCTTCCAATTATTTACAAATAAAAATGAAATGTATACAAGATTATCAGAGATGGCAACAGATACATTAAATACATTATTTGAGGAGAATCACTCAAAAAACGCCATCAGTTGGAAAGCGAATTTTTAGACAACGAACAAGATTCACTTTCCAACAAAACATATACAGAAATTTTTCATGAAGTATTACCTTATTATATAAGTATAGGTATGACAATAGATGAATTCTATAATCAAGATGTTATACTTGCTAAGTATTATAGACAAGCTCATGAAATCAAAGAAGAACGCCATAATTCTCATTTATGGTTACAAGGAATGTATATATATGATGCTATATCTACATCATTGTATAATGTGTTCTGTCGTTCAAAAGGACAACTTGCTTCTTCTTATCCATCAAAACCTTATCCATTAACACAAAAGCAAACAGAGGAAGAAAAGCAAGATCTTATTGAAGAAGAACAAGCAAAAGCAAAAGTCTGGATGACTCATTTTGTGAATGCATACCAATAAACACCACTTAATTGTGGTGTTCTTTTTTAAAATTTAAAGTGCACCATTTAATTGTGGTGTTTTTACTTATCAGCAATCTTTTGTAATAGCTCAATAATTTGATTGTTTTGTTCTATTAACTTATCATTTTGATTTGAAAGATGATTATTTTGTTCTATGATTTGATCACTTTTAGAATTAGATTCTAAAAGATATTTTAAGATATAGATATTAGAAAAAAGAATATAATAATTACCTGTGAGATCATTACTTCCAGTAATGAACTTAGAATATTGTGGATATTCTTTAATATATTTATCCAAACGTTCATATTGAAACATGCTTTTAATGGATTCTTTTTCTCTATCAGTAAGTTTATTTAGTCCCATTAAATTCATAAATTCATCATAGTTAAAGTTTTTAATCATATTGTTATCTCCCTTTTATTATAAATGTTTTTTTAATACAAGAATATATATTGTTATATATTATATAAATTTGATAATTTTATTTATCAGCAATTTTTTGTAATAGTTCAATAATTTGATTGTTTTGTTCTATTAGCTTATCATTTTGATTTGAAAGATGATTATTTTGTTCTATAACTTTATTATTCTGTTCGATTAGTCTGTCACATTTAGTACTTGTTTTTAATTGGTGTTTAAGTATTTCTATAGGAAGATAAAGTGTTTCTATTTCTGAACTAAGTCTATTAGAACCTTCAATAGCATTTGGATAATTTTTATATAAGGGAAATACATATCCTCTTCCTATCACTGCACCTAATGTTGTTTTTTCAAAAGATGTTAATTCTTCAAACCCCAAAGAGTCTAAAAATTCTTCAAAATTATTTCTTTTCATTTTATCATTCTCCTTTTTCATAATTATAACTGAAATGGGGATGATATACAATTATAAGGAGGTGTTTTTATGAATGAAAATATGTTTAAAGGTTTTGAAAATATAGAAGAAACTTTATCAAATGTGATTGCAGAATTAGATAAAATGAATGAATCTTGTTTATTAATTGTTGATAACTTAGAAGCTATAAATCAAGTTGGTTTTGATGATGTGATTGATAATATAAGTAATGTTATAAGTGTAGCAGGAGGAATAGTAGATATTGTAGCAAATTGGAGTAGTTTTACGAGTCAAGTGAAAAATTTTGGTGATGCTTTTTTAAATATCTGTACACCTATAGGAGCATTAACTATACTTATTGGTGGGTTAACATTGGCAGTTGTAGCATTAGAACAAGAAGAAGATGAAGCTGCCAAGAAAACAAGAGAATTTGCTGAAGCAGAACAGAAGAAATTTGAAAATATAGATAAAACAACGGAATCATTAAAAAAGAATGCAGAAGCCGCAAAAGAAAATAGAGATGCTATTAATTCAGATTATTCTTTAACTTTAGGTCAAGTGGATAAATTAGTAAAACTAACAGGAAAAGATGGGTATGTATCCAATATAGAAGAAGCCCGATATCTAATTGATTCTATTAATAGTGTTATGCCAAATACAGTTGAATTAACAGAAGGAAATCAAGTTGTGTGGCATGATTTAAATGGTGAAGTTGAAAAAAATACTGATAATATTAAGAAAAATATAGAAATGTTGCGACAAAAAGCAATTGTTGAAGAATACGAAAAGGAATATTTAGAGGCTATTAAAAATCAATCAACAGTAGTAACTGAAAAAGTGAAGGCTGAAAATGGATTGGCTGAGGCAAGACAAAGATATATGGAGTTACAAGAAAAAGGTTTTGATCTTGATGAAAATGAATTAAAAGAAAAAGGTATATTAAGTAGTCAAATAAGAGATTATAAGGAAAAAATTGCATCTTGTAATGAACAGTTATTAGTTATTAATGATACAACAAGAAATTATCAAGCAGCACAACAATCTTTATCAAATGAAACAGAAGATATGGCTGACTTTATGGTAGAACAATATGTTAAATTAGATGAAAATGGTGAAAAGACATGGCAAAGTTTAGGAGAAGGATTAACTGGTTTAGATGCAAAAATACAGGCACATGAAGAAGGTATTATGGAAATGTCTGAGGAGGAAATAAAGGCATCTCAATTAGCTAGAGATAATATTGTTGCTGATTTATCAAAAAAAGCAGAACAATATGGTTTGTCTTATGAAGAAATGCTGATAACATTAAAAGAAAATGGTGTTAATTTAACTGAACAAGAAAAAGAATTAATGAAGAATAGTATAAAAACATATAGTGATGGAGAAAAGGAAAAATTAAAAAATCAACGTGAAAGTTTAGAATTCATGAGAACAATTAATGATTCTGGATTATCCGCTTTAGATGAAGATTCAAAAAAGAAACTAAAAGAAAGATTAGAATTATTTCAAAAAAGTGGAAATAAAGACGGACTAGCACTATGTAATAGTTTAGTTGAAAGTTTAAAAGAAAATAATGGAGAAGTAAGCCAAGAAACATATAAAATACTTAATCAGATAGAAAAAATGGCTAATGACACTGATCCAAATGTACAAGTTGATGTTAAAAGTCCGCCAGCTAAAAGTATTGATAAGATTAAAGATGCTATTGCAAAAATCCCATCATTTAAGGATATTACTTGTAATATAAAAGCCAAGGGTGATGAGAAAGTTATTTCTTTGATAACAACACCATTAAAAGGTTTTGCGACAGGTGGATTCCCTGATACTGGAGAATTATTCCTTGCTAGAGAAGCTGGACCAGAATTAGTTGGACGTATTAATGGAAAAACAGCAGTTGCTAATAATGATCAAATTGTAAGTGGTATAAGTAGTGGGGTATTCAATGCAGTGACTTCTGCAATGAAGGGTATGAATACACAAGGAAATATGAATATCCATGCAACATTTGTAATGGATGGAGATGTTGTTGGAAAACAAGTTATAAAATATCATAATGGGATGGTGAGACGTACAGGACGCTCACCATTAATGATTTAAGGAGGAATATTTATGGAAATATTAAAAATTAATGGTCAAGCAATTATTAATCCTATTGCATTGACATGGCAAGAGTCAGATTTGGAATCAAGTGATGGAACAGGTAGAAATCAGTTTGGAGTTATGTTTAGAGACAGAATAGCAATGAAAAAGAAGCTTTCTGTTTCTTTTCCTCCTATGAATGATACAGAAATATCTACTTTATTAAATGCTATTGAGCCTGTTTTCTTCGATTTAGAATATCCTGATCCAAAATTAGGAACACGTCATATAATGAGTGTCTATGTAGAAGATAGAAGTGTTCCAGTTTATATGTATGATAAAACTTTGAATCAATGGATATGGCAAGGTTTATCTATCAATTTTATAGAAAGGTAGGAATATTATGTTTCAAACATATGAAAATTATCAAGAAATAATCAATCAACCACAAAGACAAATGAAAACAAAAGTGTATTTTAATGGAAGTAAAGATTATTTAGAATCAGAAATTATTGAAGCAAGTATTGAGGAAATAGGGATGAGTTCAGATGTTTTAACAATAGGAGATATATGTACAAACAAAGCTGAAATTAAATTCTATATGCAAGAACCTATTCCATTAGAAGGAGGGTATTTTTCAGTAGAACATTGTTTATATGGTGATGAACAATGGCAAAGCATTCCAATGGGAATATTCTATATTCAAGATATTCAAAAATTAGAAAATACATCTATTGTTAAAATTATTGGTTATGATTGTACAACATATTTAAAGAAAAATTATGTCCCTACAATAGAATACCCAGCAACAATAGAAGAAGTTATAGATGATATTTGTCAACAATGTAATGTTACATATGAAGAATATGAATATCCAGAATTAATGATTGATTATTATATGGATATTACATGTGAAGAAATGTTATGCTATATGATTGGATTAATGGGGAAAAACATTAAGGCTAATCGTTATGGAAATATAGAATTTTATTGGTGGAATTTATGCGATTATTCTATCACAAAAGATTTACAGTATATGTATGAATTAAAAAGAACAACAGATGAAAATATCATTATTCATTCTCTTACAAGTGGAACAGAAGATCATGTTATTGCTTGTGGTGAGGGATATGGGATTTCTTTTCATAATCCTTATATGACTCAAGAAATATTAAATCATATATTTTCAAATATAAAAGACTTTACCTATACACCATTATCATTACAATATCGTGGTAATCCTACATTAGAAATAGGTGATGTTGTTTTAGTAGAAGATCAACATGGACAATTTTATCGTGCGCTTGTTTCAGAACATACTTTATTATTAACAGGTCTACAAGGGAAAATAGAATCACGAGGAAATATCAATGATGATATTGTGATGAGAGAAGGACCTACTGAAAAGAAAATAAAAAAAATGTATAGTTCTTTACAAACAAGCTTTAAAGAAACCACAGAGACTCTTATAGGGGCTAAAGGAGGATATTTTATCATTGATAGAGATGAACAGGGATATCCAACAGGCTTTAAAATTATGGATACACCAACATTAACAGAACATACACATTTATGGTTGTTTAATAAAAATGGATTTGGTTTTTCTGAAAATGGAGGCCAAACATTTCAAAATATTGCTATTGATATGCTTGGAAATATTAATGCTAATGCTATTCATACAGGTGTTATTCAAGGGAATTGCTTTGATATTGATTTAGAGAATGGAACTATTGTTATGGGACAACGTAGTGAAGATCAATCTTTTGAAAGTGAATGGTTTAGGGTTGATGAAAATGGTATTTTTATGAGTTTATCACAACAAACTTTAGAAGAAATAAAAAATGTAAATGATAGCATAGGTGAATTACAAGAAGAACAAAAAATACTTCATCAATATTTCCGCTATGGTGATGAAGGCATTGAAATAGGAAGTTCATTAAGTGATATTATGATGAAATTATCAAATGAGAAATTATCATTTTATCAAAATAGTCAAGAAATAGCTTATATTAGTCAAAATAAACTTTATATAACAGAAGGTTTATTTGTAAAAAAATGTACTATTGGAAGTGAAAATAACTTCTATGAATGGATAATTCGCGAAAATGGAAATATGAGTTTAAAATATAGGGAGGGATTTATAGATGGCAACTAGTGGAGTTATAACTGGAACAAAGTATGCATCTGGACATTTATGGTTGACTTTTGAATGGAATCGAAGTTCATATAGTGTTGATAAAAATACAAGTACAATTTCATGGAAACTTGTATTACATTGTGATAACACATTGAATTTTAGTGCAGATAAAACATATACAATAACAGTAAATGGTGTATCATACAGTGGTGTTTTTACAAATAATATTTCATGGGGATCAAGTGGTGGAACTGCAACTATTAAAACAGGAACAACATCAATATCTCATAATACAGATGGAACAAAAATATTTAGTGTGAGTGCATATTTTAAAATTCAAGTTACCTATAGTGGAGTTTCACTAACATCAATGTCATTAAGTGGAAAGTCAACTTTGAATACAATTCCAAGAGCTTCAACACTAACTTTAAGTAAGAAGGATATTTATCCACATGAGGAAATCACAATCTCTATTAAAAGAGCTTCTACTTCATTTACTCATCGATTAAAGTATACTTGTGGAAAATTATCTGGGACAATAGCGAATCAAATTGCAACCTCAACATTATGGAAAATACCTATTGATATAGTCAAACAGAATCCTAATGTTGATCAAAATTGTACAATTCAATGTGAAACATATAATGGTAGTACTCTTGTTGGAACGAAATCAATAACATTTACAATTCATCATTTCAATGTTTCACAAATCAAAAGTGTTTCAGGAAATATCATAGGAGAAAGTGTGACTATACAAGTTGAAAGACAATTCTTAGAATTAAGTCACAAATTATATTATTCTTTTGGAAGTCAAAATAAAGTTCTTATGAGTGATACAGTAGGAACAAATTATATTTTTAAACCATCTATTCAATTATGTAATCAAATTCCAAATTCTACTTCTGGAAAAATGACACTTATTTTAGAAACATACTATAAGACTCAAAAAATTGGACAAGATTATCAAGGAACATATGCAATGAATGTTCCATCTCATGTAAAACCTGTTCTTAATAGTGTTATACCTCAATGTATTAATCCAAGCTGTATTTCTACTTGGAATATTTATTTAAAGAATATTTCACAATGTCAATTAAATGTAAATGCTCAAGGTAGTTATGGAAGTAAAATAACAGAAATTTATATTAATAATGTCAAATATACAAGTTCATATATTGATAAATCGTTAAATATCGTTGGAAGAAAAAATTATTCTATTTATGTTGTTGATTCACGTGGTAGAAAAAGTGAGACAATGACTCAATCTATCCAAATTATAGATTATTCTATTCCTACTTTAAAAGTAAATACAATTTATAGATGTAATCAAAATGGTAATAGTGATGATGAGGGAGATTTTGTCAAAATAAATGCTTCTTTTTCTATTACTTCTTGCAGTAATAAAAATAATTCTATACAAAGTATTCAATATAAAGAATCAACATCATCTTATTATTCTTCAGGAGTTTCTTTTGAAAATAATACAGATATCATTTTAAATGGCTTTGAAATGGATAAAACATATGACTTTCTTATAACTGTTCAAGATACAGTAGGAAAAAAAGCTGTTTATATTGGAGAAGGTATTATACCAACATCAAAAGCTATTATTGATATTTTAAAAGGTGGTAATGGAATTGCCTTTGGAAAAATGGCGAGTGATAGAGAAGTAATAGATTGTGGGTGGAATTTAAGAGTTCCTGTCATAGAAGATAGACAAGGAAATCCAATAGATTTGTCAAATGTTCTTGTTTATATAGGTGAAGAATAAAGGAAAGGGGAAGAATCATGCCATATAAATTTAAATTTGGAAAAAATGAAATTAAAGTTCCTAAATTAAGTGAATTGAATTGGAACTATATAACAAATAAACCAGGTACATTTCCACCATCAAGTCATACTCATAGTTATCTACCACTAAGTGGGGGAAGTCTTTCGGGTAGTCTTTATACAGGTGGAAAAACAAGTGCTATTGATGGAAAAGCAGGAGGAGCATTAGGGACAAATGGATATTTACACTTAACTGCAGATGGGTCAAAAAATAATCCAGGAATTAGTTTTTATGCAGATCTAACAACAACACCAACTCATTCTTTAACTGCTAGACAAAGTGATTTTTATTTCAATAGACCTATTTCTATTAATGGGATTGTAAGAACAAAGAATGCAAGTGCTTTTGGAACATATAATTCAAAAGGAACTGCATGTAATCTTATTTATTGCTCAAATGATGATAGAGTGATTATTGGAACATCCTCTACAGATATTTATGGAAATATGGATATATATGCAGGAGATTTTATGAGATTTCATGCTAATAGTAATTCTGCTTCATATAAGGCAAATACATTGGAACTGTTTAGAGAACAAAGTGATAATCATAGGACTGTATTAAGATCAGCTTCTAATTCAGGAATTTATTTAGGGACAAATACATATCGTTTTAATACTGCTTTTTTTACTAATACAATTACAGCTTCAGATTTAAAGGAAAAAGAAGTTATCGAAGATTTTGATTTTAAGGTCAAAGACTTCATTATGGGTTTAAATCCTATTGCATATAGAAGAAAAGGTGAGGGAGATACAGGAGAACGTATTCATATTGGATTAGGGGCACAAATGTTAGCTAAACATATCAAAGATTTAGACTTAGGAGATTTATCAATGGTACAAGCAAGTATTATTGATGGTCATAATGAAAAACCATATTATGGGGAAGAAATAAATGACGAAGTATTATCATGGGGTATTAATTATATTGAGATTATTCCTTATCTTCTTTTACATTTACAACTCTTACAAAAAGAACTTGATGAATTAAAGAAGGAGAGATGTTAATATGAGAAAATTAGAATGGTTCATAAGTTCTATTATAGGAACTTTTTTTAGTTTTTTTGGAATATTAGCAATTCCTTTAGCTTTATTAGTTCCATGTAATTTAATAGATTATTTTACAGGGATAGCAGCTGCTAAGATTGCAGGCATAAAAATTACAAGTGAGATATCTTTTAAAGGTATCACTAAGAAGGTTACAATGTATGTACTTATTTTTGTAGGATTTGGAATTGATAATATGGTTAATTATGCAACATCAACATTACACATTGATTTAGTTTTACCATTATTATTTAGTGCTATTATTGCTTCATGGTTAGTGATTAATGAATTGATAAGTATTACAGAAAATTGTGAAAAAATAGGAATAGAAATCCCTTTATTAGCACCAATATTAAAATTTATTAAAAAGAAAATAGAAATAACAGTAGAAACAAAGGAATAGTAAAAATTAATTTTTAGGGAGGAAATGAATAATGACAAAAAGTATAGAAAAAGCTGTTTCATTTATGGAAAAAATAGCTAAAGATGAGCGACATGGATATGATCAGGTTCATCGTAATGGACCTAATTATGATTGTAGTTCTCTATTAGCTACTGCATTAAATCAAGCAGGATTTCGTGTATCAAAATCAAGTACAACTAGAAATCTATATAAACAATTAATAAACGAAGGGTTTAAAGTTGTTCAAGATAGTCGTCAAAGAGGAGATATTTACTTAAAGGTAGGACATCATGTTGTGATGTGTACTAGTAATCAAAATATTGTTCATGCTTCTATTAATGAAAAAGGGACAACAAAAGGTGGTAAAAGTGGTGATCAGACTGGTAAAGAAATTTGTATTCGTTCTTTTTATACATATAAAGGTGGCTGGGATTATCACTTGCGTTATGAGGGAAAATCTAAAAATAATAGCCCTAAATATAAAATCGGAAATACATATACTTTACAAGTTGAATTAAAAGTACGAACAGGAGCTGGAACACATTATTCAGTTAAGAAACATAGCCAATTATCTATTGATGGAAGAAAACATGATAAAGATAAGGATGGAGCATTAGATAAAGGGACAAGAATTACTTGTCAACAAATTAAAAATGTTGGTCAAGATATTTGGATTAAATGTCCAAGTGGTTGGATAGCAGCTTATTATCAAGGAAAAAGATATATAAAATAAAGAATACCTATCCTTAATATGGGATAGGTATTTTCTTATTCAAAAATATTCATTTGACGATATGTATTCATTTTCAAAATAAAAGTTTCTTCGTCAGGAATATTTTTAATTAATTCATTTTGAATTTGAGAAATTTCATTAATGTTATGATTTTGTGTGCGTAAATAATAGCTCTTTAAAATTCCTAAAGCACTTACAACAAAATCATTTGAAAAATCATTGATTTCAGTATAATTAGTTTCTTGATCTATAAAAAGTTCTAATGATGTTAAAACATCACCACCTATAAAATCAAGAAGTTGAATAGGTTTTTCTAAGAAAGAAAAAGTAAATGTTGTGTGAGGATTATAAAATGTTTGAGAGTCGCTTAATTCATAAAGTTCATCTAAGAAATCTGTTTCATCACTTTCATCATATTCTTTTTCACCAGTAATAATTTGGTAAAGTAAATCAATAAGATCAGGTACTCTTGTAAAAAGTTGACATTCAGGAATATGAGCAACTTCTTTAAAAATAACTTCTAAACGACATAAAGTTAATAAGTTCCACAACGATCTTTGATCATAAGTTAAATGCTCAGCCATCTCCTTTATGTTCTCTATTGTTTTCATAATAAGTGTTTCTTCTTTTTCAAGTTGAAGTAACATTTGAGAACAATTTTCTATTTTTTCTTCTGAAACATCTAAATCTTCAAGTGAAAGTGTTAAAGCATAAGCTTGATCTAAATAATGAACAGCATATTCAAAATCATTTTTATGAAAATAATCTTTTCCTTGTTGATAATATGTATTAAACATATCATTAAAATGAAATGCTTTTTCTTTCTTTTTAAATAATTGATTAAACATACAAGATCTCCTTTAATAAATTTATTTATATTATAAAATAAATTTTATAGATAGACAATAAAATAAAATAAAGTATGTTATAATAAAAAAGAGGTGTTAAAATATGAGTAAAAAATTATTTGGAATTGTTGGACCATCTGGGTCAGGAAAATCAACTTATGTAGCATATGCAAGAGAAAAGACAGGATTTGGTGAGATTATTTCTACAACAACACGTTTGCCAAGAAAAGGTGAGATTGATGGAAAAGATTATCATTTTGTAACTCAAGAAGAATTTAAGAATATTGAGATGATTGAAATAGATGAGTATGCTAGTAATTTTTATGGAACAGCACAAAAAGATTTAGATTATGCCTATCTTCAAAGTGATTGTGCATTTATGGTTGTTACATATGAAGGGGCTCAAATTTTTAAAAAGTTATTTAAAGAAAAAAATCTGGATATTGATGTAATAACAATCTTTGTTCATACACCTATTGAAGAATTAGAAAAAAGAATGATTAATCGTGGTGATGATAAAAAGAGAATTAAAGAAAGAATTGAAAATATCAAACAAAGGAAAGAGTATGATAATCTTCATAAAACAGATTATGTTTTTGAAACAAGTTCTGATTTGACATTAGAAGAAACATGCCAACAGTTTACAAATTTTATTTATAAAATAAGTGGAGAATC